CGGCAGTAAGAGATGCATTTTGGCACCTTTACTTTCTAAAGCGAACTTATTCTATTCAATTAAGAATATTTCGGCTGCCATTAGAAACAGAAAGTGGGTTACGATCGGAGAAATCCTTTCGATGACCCTCTTGACTGTGCTGTCGTTAGGGATAAAGGACACTAGTGCTTTTAGATTACTAGCGACCCGAATGCAATTCTTATGGCGGAAGTCGGGGAAGAAATTCCTCGTCCTCTACCTAAAGGAATGCGTTCGGATCGTGCTTGGCTTTATTAACTCGAGTCCCGTTACAGCCCAAAAGGCTGGCGTGGAAGTTCGGGTTAGTAGAGCAGGTCTTCCAACGATTATCCCAGGTGCACTTCGGAAGTCCATCCTCGCGTTTAAATTCGAGGGTGGTTACCGGAATACACTTGTGCTGCGAGCTGTTCTAACAATCCTTTCTTGTTATAGGGTTATCAACTTTACAGCGAGACCCAATTTAAGTACCATTACTGGTGCTTTCACTGGTGTCTCTCCATTGCTCGATGTTATCGAGCTGGGTAAGGTTGTCTCCCTATTTCAGATTGGAAAGCTAGGTTCGTTACATTGGGGAGTTTCTGAATCCGCGGGACCGAATGGTCCTAAGGCGACTTGGTTTTCCGGTTCTGATGCAGTAGCCTTCCTTTTCAATCCACGAAAGTGGTTTGAGATGGTTGTCTACATGATCATTACTGGTAACCTCCTTGCCTTATTGTGGTTTCTGATCATCCAACTTGCCACGATTCCGATGCTACCGATCATGTTTGCATTGAGAGTCAAAATGCCCTCTCTTCTAGGGCGACTTGTCGCCCTTAAGGAGGGGGCAGGGAAGGTAAGAATCATTGCTATTACCGATTGGTGGACTCAACTTCTGTTTAGACCTATCCATGATTGTCTGTTCAAAGCCCTAAGGTTAATTCCTCAGGACGGAACGTTCGATCAATGGCAGCCTATTCAGAACTGGGTCCTCCCCCGGCTACAGCTTGGTTCTCCTTCCTTTTCTTTCGATCTCTCAGCTGCTACAGACCGATTGCCTAAGGCTTTTCAGACTCAAGTTCTCACGATCCTTTTTGGACCTGTGATTGCTTATTTCTGGTCAGCCCTTCTCGATCGGGACTGGTTGTTCCAAGGTACGAATGTACGCTACGCAGTAGGACAGCCGATGGGTGCCTACTCCTCTTGGGCCATGCTAGCAATCTGTCACCACGTTGTGGTCCAGTTAGCGGCATACCGAGCGGGGTGGAGATCCTGGTTTCCCTACTACGCTCTTCTCGGTGATGACTTAGTCATTGCCGATAAAGCGGTAGCAGACCATTACCTATCACTGATGCGGCATCTTGGAGTTCCTATCAACTTGACGAAATCAATCGTCTCGGAGACAGGTCTACTAGAATTCGCTAAGAGGTGGGTTTCAGGTACGAGAGGGGAGCTATCTGCTCTGGGGCCAGGATTAATCCTAGCCGCGGTGCGGAATAACTACCTATTCTCAGTACTTGTCCTTACCTTGTACCAAAGGGATTTTCTCATTTTCCCTAGTCAGTTGAAAGATGCATTTTCTGCTATCAAGTCTATCCGGCCTAAAATCCGGGTAGACCTTTTAGCATTGATGCTTGCAACTATCATCGGCCCATCAGGGTTATTACGTAACTCACGCCATGTTACTGCTTTCGCAGAGCAATGGTTCACTGAGATTACCAAACTCCCGATGGGATCTGCCTTAACTTATGTCATCCTGGGTTTTAAAACCCTGGTTGAAAAAGATATGGCCGATGTAGCAGAGGCGGCCCGAGCAAACCTGTTGTTCTTTATCCTTAATTGGATGAAGACACCTTGTTTGCAAGGACCGACCCTGGTTGCGGGGATTCTTTCAATCCCCCTAACCTTGGTTTCACCTGGCTTTTGGATCTATGGTCGGAAATGCTACAAAGGTTTAGACGCACCATACTCGGCTTCTCTGAATCTTTATGGGGTTGTTACCCCAGAAGAGGCAGAGAGACCGGGTGCCATTGTCTTCGATCTTCTTGGTATTTCTGACCTTGCATCCATTAACTGGACGCAGAGACAGAATATCAAGAACCAATTCGCTCAAGTCACCGCTCTTCAAAAAGCGGCGGCGGAGTTGTTGGCGGAGGATCTGAGAACTAATCCTTCTTTCGCACTTTGTCCATATACACCTCCTGTGATGGCAGTTGCCACCACGGGCCCCGTAATGGGGTAGACAGGCTTTGGTCGAGTGGTTAACTCGACCTCACTTGGG